AAATTTGATTTTGAAGTGGTTGATTATATTAGTTATTTTCGATTGATTCTGATATTATAATCACAGAGAAACCTGCCGATATCATCACTCGCAATGTTGGGGGGTGGTGCATTATCTCCGTATATAGCCCGTATTACATCCTCATTTCCCCCGTATGCCTTCCAATAGGTGTAGGCAGTATGGTTATTGGGAACGTTAGGAAAAAGTTCTGTGAAGGCGCTGAAATCGTTTTTAGCCTTTTCTTTGAGCTCCTGAATGTTTTTTACTCCCTCAATCATGGCGCACGCTGCATCTTCTATCCGGGTGAAACCTTTTTGGGATTGTTTCATGGCGGTTTCATTGGACAGTTTGACGTGCTCGTCTCTTCTATCCCTGCAAAAGTCCGATAGGGCTACCATAATGGACTGGTTGTTTATCCTGTTTCCCCAGACGAACTGTCCACGGCTCCCGTTTTTAAGCTGTGTGAAGAATATGCAAAGCTCGGCCAGATTGAGAAAATAATAGCTGGCCAATATGCTTAGCGCCGTTTCGGCAAGTTGTTGAGGTGCGATATCAATGCCTGCGTATCGGAGGATTGATTGCAGGTGCTCTGTGATAATCCTGACTGATGTGGCGTTGCCGAAGACAACATTGATGTCCGCAAGGGTGGGAATACCCTCAATCCTGATTGCTTGTGCTAATGTCAGGTTACAATTCAGCTGGGCTTGCGTGCCGGACCAGTTGTCAACCAATTGGGAGGCTGTTGATCCATTTCTCAAGGTCTGCTGGAGCGGTGTCAGTGTCTCCGGCTTTTTCCTGGATTGAGGTATCTGTCCTGGGGACATTATCACAGTGATCTGTTTTTGTAGGCTTGTTTCCATTTTGAAGTCTTTTTTCGATTATCCAAAGGTTAGCCCGGCTGTCCCATCGTTCAATTTTAGCCCCGTTGGTGTTTTTCCAGCTTAGCGCATCGAAGTGGTAGAAGAATATCTCCGCCTGCTGCTCCCAGTCCGGGAGCTTGTCACGGAAGTAATCTTTCACCTGTTCCAGGGTAGGGGCTATAAATTCGGTTTTTGGTTTTGAAGGCTTCTTTTTAGGTTTTTCCTGCTCGGGCTTAAATAACTCGCTAGAGTTATTATTATCTTTACTCTTAAGTCTTATATTAATGTTAGCCTTTTTACTTAAAGGTTTACTTAAGTCATTACTTAAGAGTTTACTTAAGGGTTTACTTAAATCATTTAAGTAATAAACGGGCGATTTCGCATTTTTCTTACCTGACTCAAACTGTAGTAAACCTTTTTGCTGTAATCTGTTCCTGACTTCAATTACGGTTGGTTCTGATATACCGGTTGCGAGGACGATTCGTCTGTTGGGACACTCAAACGGATTCTCCCAACCCCGACTATTGCACTCGTTCAAAAGGAAGAAGTACAAATAAACTTCGTTCGAGGAAAATGCTACACTCTGATGTGTCTTCCAAAATTGGTTTACGTAATCTATATAAGTCATTGTAGGTAAGAATTTACTTCGTTTATGAACTCCTGTAGTGAATGGCAGATAACATACTTGTTTTGGTATCTCTCTGCTTCTGTCTGCCACGTTCGTTGGTGCTCGCTCTGTGTACCCTTCGGTGTCTTCATCTCTATACAGAGGGAAGCCCATCCCTTTTTGGGTATGAGCAAAATCAAGTCTGCTACACCTCTCACTGCTCCTTCATACTTCATCCGTGCTCCTGTCTTGGCATCACGTTTGCCACCGTTGGGCACTGCAAAAAGCATACGAGCCAGTTTGGGATATTGTAACCGGAACCATACCAAACAATCATGTTGTATTTGGCTTTCTGATAATGGTGTTGTCTGTTTCCTCATATTCTTCCGTTGAATAGGTTCATTGCCATATCTACCACATTCTCCTTAACTACATCATCCGTCCCTGTCACTCCGTTGGCTATTCCTTTTTTGGTCTGAATGACATCATACATATATTTGTCGATAGTATCCTTTCCAAGATAGTAGTAACAGTTTACGTTGTTCTTTTGTCCGTTCCGATGTGCTCGGTCTTCTGCCTGCTCACAATCGGAGAAAGTCCATGGGAACTCGATAAACGCCACACGGCTGGAAGCTGTCAATGTAAGACCTGTACCTCCTGATTTGTAGTTAAGGATGATCAGCTTGCAAGAAGGGTCGTTTTGGAATCGGTCTACCGCTGTCTGTTTTTGAGTAGCATTGTCTTCGCCTGTAACGGTGACAGCTTCAGGGAATATCTTCTTTAATTCCTGTACTACTTCTTTCAGGTAAGCAAAGACTATCAGTTTCTCACCTCCGTCAATCACGTCATGGATGAATTCGGAAAAGACTTTGATTTTTCCCCTGGCTGATATGGCTTTCAATATTCCCATTTTCACCATTACCTCGCCTCTTAATGCCTTGGCCACCTTTTCATCGTCCGCATTCTTGTAAGTTCGGAGATACTGTATCAGGTCGGCTTCCGCTTTGTCGTATTCTTTGCGATTGGATATGTCCACCTCTATATATTGGCGTGACTTGTCCGGCAACTGAGTGAGTACCTTGGCCTTTTCGCGCCGGAAGAAGCAGGTCGATGATAACCTCCAGTTCAGTTCTTTCACATTGCTTGACTGTTTAGGTCCATCGCAGAACCTCTCTACGAAATACTTGTATCCTCCGAAATCCTCTAATCGTCCCATTATCTTGAGTTGTTGTATAAGGTCTGTATTGTTGTTCACTACTGGGGTTCCCGTCAGTTCCAAGATATATTCTTTGCCTTTACATATTCCTTCTACGAACTTGGATTGCTGGGTCTTGGTGGATTTGCACTTGTGTGATTCGTCAATGACTACGGATTTGAATAACGATATTCGCGGGTCAAACTCAATGGATTTCATGGTAAACCGTGCTTCCTCCTTTACTTTAAGTACAAAAAACTTTTTCAGTGATTCATAATTTGTTATGAATATGTTGCAGCATTTAGTCTCAAAGAAACGGTGCCAGCTGGCTTTATTGCGATCATCCAGAATCATGGCATTTTTTCCGGCAAATTTCTTAAATTCACGTTGCCAGTTTATTTTCAATGCGGCCGGACAAATGACAAGGCACGGATACGCTTTTGCTATCGTAACCGTGCCTATTGCCTGTAATGTCTTTCCCAGTCCCGGTTGGTCCCCGAATATGCACCGCTTGTGCTGTAGCGCATAAGCGATGCCTTCTTTCTGATATTCGTACGGTTCCAACAGCAATCCGTGTGGAACCGTAAGTTTTGGAAGGTCGGGAATAGTATAGTCATTATACTCTCTTGTTGTCACTTTGTGCTGTACCCGGCTGCATATCTTTGTCTGTACCGCCCAATCTGCCATCATCCTCACGTATTCCTTATCTTGTAGAGATACCTTCCAAGCTTTTTCGTCAGCGATATAGGCTGCCCGGATATTCTGTTTTACACTTGGAATCCGTTTGACTAGCTCCACTAATCTTGGATGGTATGGGAAGGCTAGTTTGAAGCAGTTGGGGGTAGTAGTTACGCAAAATGGGGACGGCGGTATCATGATGCAAGTTGTTTGACTTTACGTGGTTTACGTGATTTAATTTTCTTTCCGTTCATTATTATGTCAACCCCTGCATCATTCATAGCCTGCTGGAATTCCGCAACCTCTTGATTGAAGTCTGTACCGGCTTCTGGAATGGCGTCCGGTTGTACGTCTGCGTTCGCCGTGTCTTCCTCAAACGGAAGTTCCTGTTGTACAATTCGCCATTTTTTGTTGAACAGATACTCTTTGACTTCGAACTCACAGGATTGGATTTCCTGCTCCAGCTCGAAGGCATTGATATACGATTCATTCTCATTATTGAACATGGTGAACGGAGCGCATAGGTTCAGAACTTTTCCTGTTTTGAGAAAACGTTTGGCTATCAGAGTAACCCCTTCATTATCTCCATCTCCGCCAATGGAATACCCTGTAACGTCAAGCACCTGTCCTATGATATCAGGCACTTCATCTACTGATTCTATACCGTCCACTTCTTTCTGTTCTGTAAGCAAAGCGGCGTGGGGATTCAGCTTGCTGAACGCATTGATAAGGTCTGATGTTACCAGGTTCTTGCCTTCTACGGTGGTTGTACCATTCTCATCCTTGTAGGTGGCCACCAAGGTACTGTCCTTGGTGATTTTAGCTTTTATGATCTTCATTATCTTCTATATTTATATTCGTTGACAAATTCGTTATAATAACGGTCTTCCGGAAGGGGAAGTGTTATTCCCAGTTCCGTGGCTGCATCTGCTTTGACCTTATTCAAAAAGTCCGTCATTTGCAGTGTATTCAGTTTCGATGTGCTTCCGGCTATGACCGTTTCTTTTCCTTTGATAATGGTTGTCCTTCGTAGATATAGGTTGCAGTAATAATCGTGTACATCCTGTTTGTCCGTTCCTGTTTCCTGTTCGATACAGGTAAACCAAAGCCACATCAGGGCGTTTTGACTTAATGTGCGCGGCTCTGTGTAACGTTCGATAATTAACCTGTAACGACCGTTACGGAGCTGCGAGCACATGAAATCAAAGGACTTGTTCAGTGTTACCACACCTTTTTCTTTTATAAGGATAGCTTCTTGTGCCATTATTCCAGTCCGAAAATCTTCTTGTCCGTGATAGATTCTCTATTAGCTTCCAAAAACTCTATGAAATGTTCTACGTGTGTCGTGAGCAGTTTCACTGTCTGTTCGTGATTGTAAGTATAATATTCCGGATATTGCGTACCACTGATAAGCGGTGTGCGGCTGGTACCGCCTTTCAGCGCATAAGCCGTAAACTCAAATGCCTTTATGTTTTCCATCTGACCGGAAGCAATTAGGCAATAAGGGTAGACATGGCGCTGCCACCCGTGGGCGTATTTGCCGAACTCGTATTTAGATGTGGATTTTATGTCATAAACAATATCCTTTCGGAGTTCGTCGATAAATCCGTATAACTCCACATTTCCGTACTGGGTAGGAAGAATGGCGGATACATAGACCTGACTTAATGAGCCTTTGAAATACTCTGCCTGTTCTATACACCATTGTCTGTCGAAAAGGAAATGCCGTGCAGGTGCGATATCCGTTGCGGGGAAAGCTACTTGTATGGTATTGGTTTCCTTATCGCCAATGATGGAGTAGGGGGAACGCTCTGTCGGCACGTGATTTTCGCAATGGACATAGCAGTCAATGATAGCATTGAAGGCTGTTCCCTTGTCGGCTGCTTCACTCTCAAACGGTACACGGTTGATAGCATCCAGAAGGTCTTGCTTCAGGCTCTCTTCGATTTCTTCCGGAGAGCGTTTATACTCTCCGGTTTCATTATCAATGTTCCAGAAGTTTTCCACTTCTTCATCAGCTCTCAGATACTTGTCGAATTTGTCAAGTAATGAGGGATAGATTTTATAACTAGGCTGCTTCATATATTTTTTTGACTTTGTCGAATTTCAACCCTAATTCCTTGCATCTTTTATTCAGTAGCATACCTGCTTGTAATTTGCTGTCGAAGATATGCTGCAGGCTCTCCAGTGATTGTTTCACTTCGTTGGCCGTGTCCGCATCCGCTACCATGGCTATCTGTTCCTTGATAACTTCCATAAGACCTTCATATTCGGAGGACAGTTCTGCCTGTTTTTCCTGATAGGTCTGATAAGTGTTTACAATCTTTGTCATAAAGTCGTTCGGTCCGGTGATTGTACCTTCTGCATTAATGATAACTGGTATCTTTATGCGTGCCGGAAGATTGCAGGTATTCTTACCGTAGAATTTCTCGCACGGATCAAAAGAGATGGTTCTGTCCTTACCTATGGCTTCCATATAGCCTACAAGATCAAGCTCTTTAATCAGGTCACCGGCAGAAGAACCTCCGATTTCCGGGCGTATCTGTTTGTCCTCTCCGTTCTTTTCCTCGCGTTCATGGGCTACGAATATTACTGATTTACCCATTAGTGTGACTTGGTTTACGAAGTTGATGAACATATTCTTTCGTACTCCATATCCTTGCAGGGACAGTGTGCCATCCGCTTTCTTCATTTTGGGATTGTTTTTCATTATATATTTATCCATGAAGGATAACATTTTTCCTGCCGTATCAATAACGAAGGTCTTGTATTCGACAATTTCTCCGCTCGTAAGAACTTCATCCACCTCTTCCCATTTGGAAATTTGTACGGCGTCTACACGGTGGGCTGCATTCACACGGTGAACGCCACCGTCAAAGTCCAGGAGTAGTGGCTGGGGAGAGCTTAACGCCAGTGTGGTCTTTCCCATACCAGGTTGTCCGTAGATTAATGCCGACAGGGCATTCTTAACTGTCAGTTCGTTAGGTTTTTTGATAAGTCCCATAATCAATAATTTTTAGTGGTTAATAAATGAGTTTAAAAAAATAGTTCCCGGATAGTCGGCCAGGACACACCGGGATAAATAAGGATATAGAATATAACATATAAAGAGGGCTCTCACCTCACGCTGTCCTTTCCAGCGGCTTTGGGTTAAATTATTATCTAACAAATTCTCTCTGCTTCACTGCCTTGAAGTCTCTAACATGGCTACGTTTAAAGGGTGTACGGCTCCCTCTCTTTGGGTGTGGGTAATACAGGATTCGAACCTGTATCTGTATTCCTCCTGAAAACAATCACAAACCGTCTGAACGTAAAGAAAAAAGTGAATACCGCTTTTCCATTAAGCTAATTACCCGTGTGGCTTATGCCACTTTCTTTTTTAATTTTCTAGGCTTCCTTGGTATTTTGACCTGTGCATAACGCAGGACATCACTGGCATTGCAGAACCATTTCCCGTTTTGTGCGCATGTAGGCTTGTCGGAACGTATTTTGTTTTCTTCGATCAGTCTGATAAGCCTTCCTATGCCTCCAACTATTTTGGCCGCTTCTCTTTTACCGAATGTATGGGTGTCCATGATGGCTAGGATGTCTGCTAGCCGTGCTTCTGCCGTTCCATCAAATAAGATGGATGTCCGTAGTTGGTTGTTAACTGTATAGTTCATAATCTGAATCTGTTTTTGTTCGTCTTGTTCTTGATACTTGGGTGGTTCTTGTCTTTGCTCTGCTGCATTGTCTCATGTCGGGATGAAAATCCAATGCGGCAATGACAAGGAACAGGATGGAGAAGAATATCTCAAGCCCGTGTTTACGTATCTCTTTTATATCGAAGTTGATCTTCATGCGCTCACAGAACATGTATAATACAAGCTCGGTATCTTTGGAAATACCCAGCTTTTTGTATATATCCCGCTTCTGTGCTTTGATGGTCCATTCCGAGCGTTGCAGACTGTCGGCTACTTCCTTGTCGGCCAAACCCTTGCAATATTGTTCGGCGACAAGATGCTCGCGCTCTGATAGCGTAATCATGACACACGCTGGATTTTAAACTCTCCGCGCTTGCGGTCAACCTCTCCTGTTCGTTTCCAATCGGCATTTTCTACACACATCTCCAATCTTAGTCTGGAAATGGTTGTGTTGACGGAAGATATCGCACGCACAGGGAACACAACGATATCACCTACCTTCATTGCTCTCAATGTGGCCGCCCAATTTTCTGTTACTTTTACCATATTACTTCAATTTAGCGAGTTTAACGATGTTGTCTAGAGCATTAATGCTGCTTTCGTGTCGTGCCTGTAGGCGGGTGAACGAATCTAACCACATGTCGCTCTGTTCCTTGACTTCTTTAAGGTCTTGTTCCAGTTCTTGCACACGTCTTACAAGGTCTTCGTGTGTCATGCTTTGTAATTCTTCTACTGTTGTCATAGCTTTATTTTTTTTGATTTTCAATATTGTCAAGTTCGTTGCTTATCACTAATGATGTTACCGCGAAGGCGGTGGATGCTATCCAGAACCATACGCCCATATCGCACATGGTAATAAGGAGTATCGCGTATGATACTGCGCATAATATTGATATTGCTTTCATTGTCATAAGTAGATATTATTAGTTTGTGCCCCGATAACCTCTCTCTGGTCTTCCCACCGGAGTTGTCAGCTACTGTTCTTCACTGCATAACCGTTCGGGGCATGATTGCCCTTACTTCGCCCGGCTGCTTGCATCGACCTTGTTACAGGCTGCTTGCTTCGACCGTTAGTTCTCGCGTCCTCTATGCTGGGATTGAGGGTAAGCGCCAGTATCGCTTTCTGGAACGGATTGCTAAGGGCAATCACTCCATGTAGTTCCTGCCATACCTTTTACGGATTGTTTCCGGTATCGAGACCGGACAGGATAATCCTGATTAATGTCATTATTAATCTCCGCAGTACTGGGAGCCTAAATATCCACGGCTGTTGGAGTTGTAGCAGTCTGACCATTCGGCTTTGAAAGTGACTTTTTCTGCTTTGACCGGAGTGAACACCTTGTTATTTCTTTCTTCCTGTTGTCTTGCCAGCTCTTCCTGCATTGTAACATTCAGTTTTGCCAGTTTCCATGTTGATTTCAGAACTTCACCGAAGGTCTTGCCTTGTTTCTTGCCTACATACTTGTAAGTTCTGTGGGCATCTCTCATAATCTGTCGTAAATCGAATCTTTTCATTGTCTTACCTCTTTTTAGTTAGTCAATATTTTTGCACTTCCGAACTATTTTTCGTTCCTTTGTGCTGTTGTTTATTGTTTGATGTTGCAAAGATACAGAAATATTTTCTGTAACAAACAAAACTACAGAAAATAAATCTGTGATTAACTTTAATTATCATTTATGGAATTGAAAGATTTTATAAAATCAGTTCTTTTTGATGTTACAGAAGCAGTGAAAGAATGTCAAGAAGAACTGAAAAATGGAGCAATCATATCACCTAGCAATCGTTCTGCAGAGGAAAAGGTAAGAGCGGTTAGTGGGGATTTGAAGATTTCCTATATAGATTTTGAAGTGGCTGTTTCAGCATCTTCTGAGAATTTAAACAATGGAGAAAAAACAGGAGGGGTAGAGGTAAGTGGTTCTGTAATAGGAGTTCGTTTTGGTGGAAAATTTGGAGGAAAATCAGTTAGTGAGGAAAATAAACAGGTTAATGAGAATGTCTCTAAAATTAAATTTTCAATACCTGTTATTTACCCTACGCAGCCAGTGAAAGAACGAAATACTAGGGCTAGAGCTTTTCTTCCATGACTTTGATAATCGCTTTAAGATCCTCGTAAGCATCATTGACGGCATCCTGAGGCTTGTCGCTGTGTTTGAGATAAATGAAATAAATTCTCATGAATAAGCGTCTGTGATACCAAAGTTTGATTCGTTTAAACATAGCAATATAGGTTTTAAAATTCAGTGCAAATATACAGAAAATAAATCAGTATGACAACAAAGCAGAGATTAATATCATTTTTGGCTTATCTAAAAATTAGTCAAGGTAAGTTCGAGAAAAAAGTAGGATTGTCTACCGGGTTCGTGAATAATGTGGGTGATAGCATACGTACCGCATCTTTAGATAAGATAAAGTCTGTTTATCCAGAGTTGAACACTGCATGGTTGTTGACAGGGGTTGGAGATATGTTAGATAGTGAAAAAAACAGTCTGTTCTTAAATAGTCTTAGAAGAAAAGAAAATGAAGAATCTTTTGATAAGAAAGATATAGAATATACAAAGGGTTTCACCACATATCTTCTTCCCATGTCAGCTATGGGAGGAACGCTTACGGGGTTTGCGGCTCCAGGCGCAATGCTCCAAAATTGTGAGGCTATAATTTCACCCATTGAAGATGTAGACTTTGCCATTACAGTATATGGAGATAGTATGGCACCTGAATACCCCTCAGGTTCCCGTATTTTGATAAAGAAGATAAACCCCAATATCTTTATAGACTGGGGTAAAACATACGTTTTGGACACTGCAAATGGGGTTATAGTAAAGGAACTTCATGAGTGCAAGGGTAAGGAAGGTTATGTGAAATGCCATTCGGTAAACCCGGATCCGAAATTCTCGGACTTTGACGTTCCTTTGTCAGAGGTGTACGGCGTATATCGAGTACTTATGTGTATGTCGGCAAAATAACAAGTGAAAGCAATCTGTATAATAAACTTTTAATATAAAATACTATGGATTTTAAAGATGCAATTAAACAACTCGCAGACAGAGTTGGAAAATTAAAAGATAACATTCAAACAGAAGAAGCAACAAAGAACGCTTTTATCATGCCTTTTATAAATGCTTTGGGATATGATGTCTTTAACCCGTTGGAAGTATTGCCAGAAATGACTTGTGATATTGGTACAAAAAAGGGAGAAAAGATTGATTATGCCATAATGAAGGACGATCAGCCTATCTTGCTTATTGAATGTAAACACTGGAAGCAGGATTTGAATCTTCACGACAATCAACTATTGCGTTATTTCAATGTTTCAAAGGCTAAGTTTGGATTATTGACTAATGGTATTATTTATCGTTTTTATACAGATTTGAAAGAACCCAATATAATGGATGATAAACCATTCTTGGAAGTGGACATAACGGATTTGAGGGATAATCAAATTGAAGAGTTGAAGAAATTTCATAAATCGTACTTTGACGTAGACAATATACTAAACTCGGCCAGTGAATTAAAGTATATGGGAGAATTGAAGGCTATCATTCAGGAGGAATTTTCCTCACCGAGCACTGATTTTGTGAAAATGTTTGCGACTAAAGTATATGAAGGAAGAATGTTGCAAAATATAATCGATCAGTTTACCCCTTTGGTAAAACGTGCTATTTCTTCACATATCAATGATATCATTAATGAGCGTTTAAAAGGTGCTTTAACCGTTAGTGATTCAAAAATTGAGTCGGCTCAACCGAAGCAAACTGACACTCCGGCTGAAGAAACTCAAGCAGAAAATCAACCAGAATCAAAAGTCGTTACTACAGAAGAAGAACTTGATGCTTATCGTATCGTTAAGGCAATCTGTCGGAAAAAAGTGGATATATCCCGTATAGTATATCGTGATGCTCAAACATACTTTAGCGTTTTGCTTGATGACAACAATAGAAAGCCTATTTGTCGTATGTATTTCAATACAGCTACAAAATATGTGGCTACCATTGATGAAAATAAGAAAGATGTGAAACATGTTATTGAAAGCCTTGATGATATTTATAACTATGAGGATGAATTCTTTAAGGCGATCGATATGTACGAACATAAGGAATAGGATAAAAGTTCTAGAAGATTAATTAAAGATAATTGCAGCATTAGCAAATGTATTGTTAGTGCTGCAATGTGAATATTGGAGTTTTATTATATATGGTTCAAAGCATATATAACTGTTCGTGTCAGTGGAAAAATCAAAAACACTGCCAGCTTTCACCTTCATGCAAAGGGTGGGGATGTCGATTTCTGTCTACGCCCATTGAAGAGATTCCAGCAACAATCCAGGAGAAAGCAAAGCTCTTTTCCAGAGTGTATCGGGAAGCGAAGCAAAAGGGAGTGCTGGAATGTCCGCACTACCGATCAATTTTCATAGATGAGGTGCTGGCCAATTTACCAAAGGGTGAAGTGTGTTAAATAAATGGTTTATGTTATTGTTTATTGTTTGATTTTCGTATATTTGCAATAAATCTTAATTTGAATGGGAAGTTGGAGTGAACAACAGGAAGCAAATAAAGAACGGAAAGAAAAAGATAAAACTAGACGAGATAAACTCGCAGGATATTTTTTCAACCTTTCCCAACTGACTTTTGTTGCATTGGTATTAGGTGGTGTAACTCCACTATATACTAATATTGAAGTAGGAATAAATTGGTATATATTAGTAGCCGGAATTACACTGACCATAATTTTAGCCAATATTGGAAACTTAATTTTAAAATAACACAATATGGAAATGTTAGCAGCAATATTCACCGCAGGCATTATAGTAGCAGGAGCATTTTTGATTTGGCTCAAAACCAAATCTGGGAAGAAATGGCTCGCAAGCTTATAACCCTTGACATATACAGGGTTATTATAGGTGGAATCTCTACCATCATTTTTATTAGAATAGGAAATACAATTTTAAAATAAAGTGGATTATGGACATGTTAAGTTTAGTATATACAATAAGTGCTGTTGTAGGTGGTGGATTTTTGGTGTGGCTTAACACAAAATCCGGGAAAAAATGGCTCGCAAATCTATAGTGTACTTCTCATTGGAAATTGAGGGTATTATGGATGCATTAGGTTTTAGTCTGGCAACAAAAAGTGGTTGGCTGGTCTGTGCTCTCTGATGCCTTACAATTTTGGTTAATGTATGAAAAGGAAATCCCTTGAATGTTTATGGTCGTTCAATTATAGTAGTGAGTTGAACGGCTTTTTAGTATTTGGACGTTAGAACAGGGAAAATAATGAATAAAATAAAATAGAAAATCAAGATGATTTTTACTAAAACGAATCTTGGAGGATTTTGAATGGGTAGATAACCTTCTGTTTGTCAGTATAGTAAGCGCAGATCAGAGTTCATACTGGCAGTCTAAAGGTGGCGAGTTCGAGTCTCGCATGCTCCACTTTTTTAATGATAAAATGAAGGTCTGCGAAGCAGGCCTT